TGCCCTGCCGGGCGTTGAGGTATGCGTCAAGGCCGCCGTCTACGGCTACTGTTTGCGCGTCTCCCTCGACGCTGTAGACTTTGACGCCCGTTGAATTTATGAGCAGATTGTATTTTCCGTCCTCGTCCCTGTCTATTGGGTAGAAAGCGTAGTCCCCCGCTGGGGCTTCGTTTATGAGTTCAAGCGGACGGCGGCTCTGTAGGCCGTTTACAAGGCTGCTTCTGAAATTTTCCTGTTCTTCGCACTGGTTGTAGAGTCGCAGGGACGGCGATTGCTGACTGACGCCGCCTGTGAGGGACGACAGTGCTTTGCTGAGGAGGGTCATTTTATATGTCCCTAAAGTCCATGAGCACGGCGGGGTCGCGCTTGGGAAGTGCGCCGAAGTGGGACTTTCTCGCCCTCAGCTCTTCGTCCATCAGTCTGCCGCGCGCCGCCGCTTCGTCTTCGCGGGTCCATGTGCGAAGGTTGGGGTCGCCTAGCATTTCTTCCTGAAATTTACGGGCCGCCCTTGCAATGACGTACTGTTTGGCTGTTTCGGGCAGTTCGTCAAATTCAAGGCTGAGGTGGACGTTGACATGAATTGTGTCGTCAAAGGTATATGTATGGTTGGTAAGGTCGTACAGACGGTTGCCGCGTATTGCGATGTTGCGGTGTTCTCCGTATCGGCCGATGTAGTCAATGCTGATGATGCTTGAGGGTATGTATATTTCTTTGTTGTCCGTAGCAGAAAGAGGGTAATCTTCTTCTGTGTTGAAGTACCATTTTTCCATCTGTATTTCGCGCAGGGCCGAGATGAGCGCGGCTCTCGCGCTGATGGCGTCTACGTTGCTGAGGCTGTCGGTGTTGGTTATCGGGCTTGCGCCGATAGCGGCCAGAAGTACGTTCTGCGCCTCAAGTTCTGTTATTCTTGGGGAGTATTGTGTCTGCATTCGGTGTTTTCTCTCCTTTTCATAAAAAATAAAGGAGAGCCCGAAGGCTCCCCTTGTTATTCTGTTGCGTTGGTTATCGTAGTGCCGCCCGCCTCGGTCTGCGAGCCTGCCTTCGATATTTCGATAGCGCATTCAGGTCTGAGTATGCCGTGGCCTACCGCGTAGGAGGCGACAATCATATTCGACTGGGTCATAATATTGAAGTCTGCGCCGGACTTCTGTAGTTTGAGTCCGCGAAGCTGGACTGTGCCGATGGCCTGTTTGTTGGTGACAAGGGCGACGGTATTGGTGAAGTCGCCGAAGTAGTCGTTGTGCTCGCCGCGTTCACGCGCGGTGATGTTCTTGCCGTTGGGCAGACGGTTTGTCTTGTGGAGCTGCATGTCCGCTATCCACTTGAGGTCTGCCTTCTGGTAGGAGCCTGTGCCGCCGATGTCTTTGTTGATAAGATCCTTGACCTTGAGCAGCGCATAATACTGCGCGGGCTTGACGATTACGTGACGGTCTTCCTCCGGCACGTCTTTTTCGTCGAAGGTCTGAGCCGCGAGGTAGATCATGTCGGCGAGGACTTCGGGGTCTTTCTCCGCGAGGGCGTGAGAGAGCACGGTACCGCCGTCCTGATCTTTATTCATGGCCGCGTGTCTCGCCGCGAGGACGTTGATACGCGCACAGCGGTCGTCGTAGGCGAGGGCCATTGAGACGCCGACTTTATGCGAGTATTCCTGTCTCACGTCGAAATGGAGCATGAGTTCGTCGAGCTCGTAGATGGCGATATCCGAGATGAGCAGGTCGTCGATGTGAATAATCTGTTCGGATATCGGTGGGTTGTTGCTGCCGAGGATGAATGTGCCTCGTTCGTGGTAGCGTCCGTTCATTTTTCCGGTATAGTTGAATGAAGCGGATTTGCCGTGCTGGATGGTGCGCGTGCGCTGGAGGTCTTTGAAGAGGCATTTTTCATCCCATGCGTTGAATACTTCGCCTGAGAATTTCTTCATAAAGATAGCGGTAAGGTCGTCGTAAGTATACGCCCCCTCCGCTCCGGTTCCTGCCGCGCCATTTTTTACACCCATATTATGAAGTGTAAGTGTCGGGTTGGTTGCTATGTTTTTCACCTTTCCTTTCGGTTATTTAGATTAAAAGTCAGACGCCAGTATGCGTCTTTCGACTTCTCTTGTGTAGGCCGCGTCTGTTTCATATCGCGGGTCGCGCTGTGCTTTGGCGAGTTCGGCCAGATTTGCGTAGCCTTTTACCGCCTGTTTGCTCTGTGCCGTCTTTCCGTGTACGATGTTAGGCTTTACGCCTTTCACTTTTTCACGACGGGCCATAAGCCCTGTGATGGCGAAGCGAGCTTCGTCTATGTCGTTTGAATCGACGGCTTTGTTGAAGTGTGTCTTTTCTTTTTCGCTGAGGTTTTTGTCTGCCCACGCGAGAAGTTCTCGGTATGGTTTTTCCCCTCCCGCGATGTTCATGACATGCGAGGCGTATACTTCGTAGCGCGCCTGCTGACCCGCGATGTAGCCCTCGATGAGCTCTTCGGAGTATCCGGCGTCGGCCAGCGTCTTGAGGGTAGCTTTCGAGAGGCGTCCGTTTTCGAGGTATTCTTCTCGGACTTCGTTGTAGTCGATGCCGGACTTGGCAAGAAGGGTCGCGCAAGCGTCTGCCTGTGTCTGCAAGGAATCGACTATTTCCTGCGCGTCTTTGTCTGCCTCTTCGTCCGTGCCTTCATCTGCGGCCTCGTCGTCGCCGGATTCTTCTTCGTCTGTCTCTTCGACGTCAGTTTCAGCGATCGTCTCGGCGCTGTCTTCTTCGTAGTCGGTGGTTTCCGCTCCGTCGCCGTTTTCCATAAGGGCGTTGTACATCGCCTCCATGTCGCTTTCTGCGGCGGGGACGTTTTCGACTATTACGGGGGTATCGTCAAGCGCCGACATTAGCGGATGTCCGTCCTGATTATCGGGGCGATTCCCTTTTTAGAGGTGGGATGTTCGCTTGTTATTACTTCCGTGACCTGATTGTCTGCTGGTTTCATTGCGTCAACCTGTACGGGGGTCTGTACGCCGAGGTCAGCGAGGCTTACGGCTGGTTTTTTTGCCATGTTGTGTTGTCTCCTTTCGTTGTTGCGTTATGTGGTCTGTTCATTTTTCATGGATGCCTCCATGAGTCGGCCTCCCGCATTCACTGCGTTGGGCGCGACGGACTGCATAAGCTGTTGCTGCTGCGCCTGCTGCTGTTCGGATCTGATTTGCTCTTCAGTTTTGAGTATGGTCGTGTCATCGATACCATACGCGGCGGCCAGCGCCTTCATGTAGCCGTGGACGTTCATGTTGGAGGCTATTGCGTCGGGCGGCAGGGTTTTGAACACCGTCTGTCCGAACTGGACAAGCGTATTCGCGTCCTGTCCACGTCCGAGAGCGTCAACGCCTGTGATGATTTGTGGCCTGATGTCGTCGCCGAATGTGGGGATTTCGCCCGACTCCTGAAAGTATTTAAGGCGCAGGGTGATGTAAGGTTTTTGAAATTCTTTCGCAAGGACGCTGTAAAGGCCGCCTAAAGCCGTTTCCAACTCCTGAGCCATGTATCTTATTTCCTCGGCGGTGACGCGCTCGGCGTTGCGTTGGATGGCGCTGTTCAGGAGGAATACTTTTGAGAGGCTCTGCGTCAGCTCTTTGACCTGAGCGTTTGCTACTTGCAGATCGTTGTATTTTTCGATTTGCAGTACGTCGATGTCGGTTTTCTGCCCCAGTATGAAACTGAGGTTGTCGGCTTTTGAGAGGGCGTCGGGTTTCGTCACCGCGCCCGGATGGACGAGGAAGAGGACTTTTGCCGCCGCTCCCGCCGCCTGTACTATGGCTCTGGAAAGAACGGTGATTGCGTGGAGAGAACCGTCGAACTGCTCGACGTATCCTCTGCCGTAGTCTTCTTCTTCGCTTCTGTATAGCCTTAAAGGTATCCACGGACATTCGTCGAGCGGGTATGTTCCGGGTTTGCCTATGCGGATGTCTTCGCATTCCTGCCATACGTGCCATTTGTCGTCTACACGGTGGATGGCCGTGTATATGGCGTAGTTTTTAAGCTCTCCTGCAAGTGTCTGCTCGTCGGCTCCCGCACGCTGGGCTTTGATTGCGCGGCGTATTTTCTTAGGCAGTGCTTCGTAAGCGATTTCTTCTTTCACGATGATTGTTATGACGTTGCCGAAGATATCGCGCTGTATGACGTAGTTTTTGAGAGAGTAGACGCGCATTGCCTCTTTTGGGACGTAGAGCAGGACGTTGCCTGCGATGAGCAGATGGATGAGGGCGCTGTTAAGTGCGGCCCTGTCGCCCGTACCTTCAATAAGTCCGGTAACTTCTATCTCAGCGCGTGAAAGGCTGTTATTGACTTCGGTTATAGCCTGTTCTTTCTGCTGGTCGCCAACTGCCTCTTCCAGTGTCGCGCGTGCGATGCGCAGGCGAAACATCGGTCTGTTCGGAGGCATGAGTACCATGTTGAGGCGCGAGGCGAGGTTGATAACACCCTCGGCTCCTATGGACTGGTAGGGGGTGTCGTATGTTCTGCCGTCGTTCATCTCGGTACGTATCCACCACGGAAGGGTGTATTCGGCGGCTTTTTCTGCTCGTTTCAGGTACGGGTCGCGGTCTGATTCAAGCTCCCCGTACCATGTTTGCAGTTTCTTTTCGTTATACCGGAACATTCAAGCCTGTGCCTGTGTCAGTGCGGTATGCGTCCAGTCCCGCAGATTTTGTCTTTGTCTGTTTCCGCTCTTTGGCCTTTACGCTGGTCTCTTCCGGGGTGATTATCTCTTCCGGCGCCGGCTCCGGCGCGGGAGGCGCTTCGGCGGCTTTTACTTCCTGTGTTTTAGTGCTTCCAAAGCAGATGGTATATCGCCTCTTTCTTTATTGGATTTTTATTTCGTCGTATCCTGACTGACGCTGAATTGCGGCACAGTCTTTCAGATACCGGATACAATGCTGAACGCCAGCGGTGAAAGCGATGTACTCCGGCGTTACCTCGCCTTTTACGTACATTGTTTCCGTTGGCAGTCGGTTAGGAAACTTTGCTTCAAGCTCTCTGATTAGAGAGTCGGGGATATAGGTATCCATGAGGTTTTATCCTTTCTTAGGTGGAACGTTTCATTTTTCTGAGTAACACCAACGCTTTTCAGTCATTACATTTCACATTCTTTACAGCGTGCCGGAGCCTCGGTAAGTACCTGCGAACTCCGACTGCCATTTCTGTAGACGGTCACGCCTTTGCATCCTTCGGTCCACGCTAGGACGAATATGTCGAGCACGTCCGCGACAGTGGCTTCGGCAGGCATGTTTACGGTTTTGGATACGCCGAGGTCGGTATATTTCTGAAACATCGCCGTGTGCAGGACATGGTATTTTGGCTCCACGGTGTAGGCGGTCTTTGCTATGCGTTCCAGCTCTTCATCCGAGATGGTCTTGTCATCTACCAGCTCTGTATAGCAGGGGTTGAAGACTTCTTTCTCGACAACTGAGCCATCGCCCAGCGTCACCCTTCTTACGTGATAGTTGCTGAATATCGGCTCGATACCGGAGGAACAGCCTGCAAGCAGTGAGAGTGTGCCTGTCGGCGCGATGCAGGTGACGGTAGCGTTGCGTCTGTTCGCAATGGTGCAGTCTTTAGGCATCCCGCGTTCTTCGGCAAGTTTTATTGAGGTCAGGTGTCCGATTAGGTTGATGTAGGACATGACGTCGTCGGCGAGTCGCAGCGCCTCTTGACTGTCGTAGGGTATGCGCAGTTTGTAGAGCATGTCTGCCCAGCCCATGACTCCCAGCCCGATTTTACGGGTGCGTTTGACCGCTTCGGTGATTTCTGGCAGAGGGTATTGGTTGACATCGATGGTATCGTCGAGGAAGCGGACGGCGGTGCGGACGGTGTCTTGCAGCTTTTCCCAGTTGACCTGACCGCGAATGGTCATGTGCGCCAGATTGACGGAGCCGAGGTTACAGGCTTCGTCGTTCAGTAGTCCCGCTTCACTGCATGGGTTGGTTCCTTCGATTCTGCCGAGGTGCGGACAGGGGTTGCCTTTGTTCAGGGTATCCATGAAGATGATGCCGGGGTCGCCTGAACGCCATGCGTGTTCGGCTATTCTGCGGAGCATGTGCGCTTCGTCGGAGGCTATCGGGTTTTCAACGGCGCGACGCATGAACTCGTCGGTGAGACCGACGCTGAGGTTGAAGTTTGTTATTTTGCCCTCTTCGTCTTTGCAGGATATGAACTCTTCAATATCCGGGTGGTCACAATTCAATATCGCCATGTTTGCGCCACGTCTTGTATTCGAGACAACTACCCCAGCAGTACCGTCAGCATTACAAACAACATAGTTATGTGTCTCAGGTATTTCGACATTCCAGACGTCAGCACGCCCGCACGGGCTTTTTGCTGCGACTTTGCAATTACGTGCGTCAGCATAGGCTAAAGCTTTGTCAAACGAACCGAACTCTTTTACATAGCTTGCTAATTTGTAACGCAGCGTGTTGTAAAGTCCTGCTTCTTTTTCAAGCTGTTCGATGTTATCCGCTGTAGGTCGATGCCCTAAAGACTGCAGATACCACAGAATATTAGCCAGACGGCCTTTTCTCTGTTTCTCGCGTATTGTAGGGTCTTTTGAAGGATGTCTGCCACCTGCAAAATTATGTGTACCTGCTTCCATACGTTTTTGATTTTCAATACGAAGCGCAGCGGCATTTTTATCTTTTAGCTTCTGTTTCTCTTCTTCGGCCAAACCTGCATACCACTTAGAATAACCGCATTTAGCTTTGGCGCGTTGTTCAGGCGTCAGGTGCTGGAAAACGTGCGTGTCGTTCGCGATACGCTCATTGTTGTGATGTGTTGCGTGTCCGCTGTTGTCAAACTCGTTCGTGAGGTTTGAGAGGCGATTATCGAGGCAGTTGCCGTTGATGTGGTGGATTACCGAACCGCTTTTGCCCCCCTGTTCCGCAAGCCAGCGGTGAAGAGGCATACGACTGTCTTTTCCATCTTGAAGAGTGATGAAACGATAGCCGTTTTTAACGTAGGTCGTAAGAGGCATAAGTGGTGTTCCGATAGGAAGATCGCATAACTTCCCAAAGCCTTTCTCTCTAAACGCAAAACCGGAACGGTACATAAAGGGGTGGTCTGGAGTAGCTCTGATTTTCAGGCCGTTGTCTGTTTCAAGTTCCATTATCTGAGTATCGCGCCGTGTCATAAACGGTGCAGTGCAGGGTGTGAGTATGAAACCTTTTTCGGGGTGATGTGAGTAAACAAGCATCCCCTCTTTGAGCTCTGATATTTTTACCGGCCCCTCGGCTGTTGCTATGAGTGTATCGCCGGTGAAACAACCGCCCTGCTGTACTACCTCAGTCGAGAGGTCAAATAGCCGCATGAAGGATACGGGACCGCTTGCTTTACCGTTTGTTGAGTTCACATTCGCACCTTTCGGCCTGAGCTTCGAGAAGTTGAATCCTGTGCCGCCGCCCGTCTTGTGGATGAGCATCTGTTTGCGCAAGGCTCCGCAGATGGATTCCATCGAATCTTCAATCCCTACAACGAAACAGGCCGCGAGCTGTCCGTGTGGATAGGGCCGCCCGGCGTTCATCAGCGTGGGGCTGTTGGGAAGGAAGTCCAGGTCGGCCATGATGGCGTAGTATTTGCTGGTCCAGTAGGTGCGGTCTTCGGGTTTTTCCGCAGAGGCTATATGTTTGGCGACGCGGATCAACATTTCCTGCGGGGTCTCGGTTACGTTGCCGTTGGCGTCGCGCCAGAGATAGCGGTCTCGGAGTATGTCGAGGGCGAGGGGTGAGAAGTTGGGTTGTTTGAGTTCTTCTTTCATATAATCTCCTTTGATGATAAAAATACCGCCGCAGCTGAAAACTACGGCGGTTAACGAGAAACAAAGCCTCCCTGATTAAAAACGTAAATACCCACAGGTATTAGCCATGGGCGGGACATGAGAGGCAGTGCTTCCTTAGATATAGGCGTCGAGGTTCGGCGGCGTGAAGTTTGGACCTTTCAGGATTTTGCCGTCCTCACGATAGAGGGGCTTGCCGTCTGCGCCGAGCTTGGACATGTTCGACCTGTGGACTTCGCGGAAGGCTCCGTCGAGGTCGAAGCCAGCTTTGAGGGCAAGACCGATGAGGACGTAGATGAGGTCCGCGATGGCGTCAAGGCCTTCAACGTAGTTCTCAGCGTTGCAGAGCTCATCATACTCTTCGGCAATCAACTCAAACTGTAGGTCGATGTCTCGGTCGGTTCGGCAGGGAGTTTTGATATCATAAGCGGCGTTGAACTCTTTTACAAGGTCTATCCAATCTTTAGGCATTTGAGGGCTCCTTTTCTTCTACTTGCTTCGGTCTGTCGTCAAGCTCTGTGTGCGTCTCTGTGAACTCTCTGAGAAACATAATCTCACACAGCGCATGGTCAAGATGATTCAAACCCGTTTCCGGGTCGTTTGTCTCTCCTGACCACCACGCGAAGAGGTGTCGCAGAGCGGCGGCGTAACAGCGGCTCCACGCAAGACCTTTCTCCCAGTTGCGTTCACTGTACTTTTTCGCGCCGTAGGTCAGGCCTTTACCGATGGCAAGCAACGGCGTCACGGGGATGAGATCGAGCCTGACTTTTTCACCGTCGAATTTCATAGCATCGGTGTCCGCTGGCTTGTCGCGGTAGTATTCGAGGGCTTTGGTGGGGTTAGTCATGGTTAAGCGCCTCTCGTATTGAGTCGGAAACCGCGATTAACAGACAGGAAACGTGCGCACCGCTGCCTTGTTTTGTACGTATGTCCGCATGAAACGGACAACGCGGACATGGTGTATTTCTGCACATTGTTTCGTTAATTCTAGTGTGCAGGAACGTCCAATCCATTGCGATATCCTCTTTCTCTTCCTTCTTTTTAAGTTCCTTGAGCTGTTCGATATAGTTCAGTTTTATCTTCCTGATATCAGAGATTTTGTCGTCACATACGCTGATGTGATTTTCAATCTCTTTTATTTTTTCTGCGGTGGATTCCATGATATTACTTCCTTTCGTTTGCTTTGAATATGACTATTACTGACGGGAAGGGGGCGCTGTTTTTGCTTCCGCCGAATTTCAGCCGGCCTTTTATGAAGCGTATGTCTGTTGCTTTCATGCAGTAGTCATGCCACCACTTCGTATCTGTGCGGGATGGCAGGAGGCAGACGGTCGTCGCCTCTCCTGCCTCCGCATGTTCGTATGCTTTCTTTACCCAGTCGCCTATGGCGCGGCCATACGGCGGGTTCATCCAGCATGTGCCGGTCCATCCCTGCTTTAGGCCGTCTGTCTGTTTATCGTAGAAGTGTTTGACTTTGAAGTTTGTTGATGAGGCTGCGACGTCTGTTGTGAAGTGAAATTCTCGGTCGAGTTCGTCGAATGTTTTCTGCGACGTCTCCCAGTCGTCGGTTTTTGACGAGAACATTACTTTGGCGTCCACAGGATTACCTCTTTCTTTTTGAAGTCGTAGTCGTCTCTTCGACATATCCTTGCGATCTGTGCCTGAACTAGTGCGACCTCTTCGCTGAGACCTTTTTTCTCATACGCTTTGACTACTGCGGGCCACATGTCGGCGTAGGTACGTGGTACGTCCGCGAGCAGTTTTGTCGCGCTCACAGGCCCGATACCCGGACAGCCGGGGTAGCCGTCCGCTGTGTCACCGACAAGAGTCTGGTACATGTGATTGTAGTCGGCCTCTTCTTCGGTGATTTCTTGGATTGTGATTGGCTCCCGCATGTCGCAGATGAGACCGGGGATTGTCTTTAGGTCTTTGTCAAGGCTGACGATAACCTTTTCTCCCTTTACAATGACCGGACTTGTGGCGAGGATACCTAGTACATCGTCTCCCTCAAGGTCGGGACGCTCGAAGGTTTTGTATCGTTCGTGAGCGTATTCTTTGAGGGGGATGTAGGTTACGGGTTTTCTTTTACCCTGCCGGTGGCTCTTATACTGCGGATATATTCTGTAGCGGAAGTTCTTCGGTGGACTGAACGCGAGGATGATGTCGTCGGCTTTGAGCTCTTCGAGGTACATAGCGATTTGCCGGTCGAGGTTGTCGCGGCAGTCGCTTAGGTCGGCGTGGAGCGTCCAGAGGTCGTTGCCCCAGTCGATGGGGGTCTCGGCGGCGGCGGTGACGCGGTAAGCGAGGATGTCGCCGTCAATTAGGAGTGTACGGGGAGACATTAGATCAGCTCGCAGTCGCCCGCGAAGATGTACCACAAGGCCAGTTCCGCGTAGGGGCTTTCTTGCAGGTCGTTCGCTATGTCTTTGAAGAACATGTGCCACTGCGGGAGTTTGTGATTCTTGCGCTGACGGTAGATGTTTTGCAGAGTCTTCAAATTGAGGCAGACGACGCGGCGCTGTAGGTAGCCTTCGGGGAGGGCTGATTTCATGTCGTCGAAGGCGGCCTGTTTTTCTTCGTCGTCTTCTGTCGCTATGTAGTCTTCGCGGATGGCGTTGAGTTCCGCGAGGAAGTGAGCGAAGGTACCGCCTTCAAAGTCGTCGTCGGTGAGTTCACGAGCCATGATGGTGTGGATGGTGGATTCGCTCTGTTTTGTTACGCCCACTCTGTAGGTGTCAAATTCCTGCCACCAGTAGCGCGGAGCCTTGACGTCTAGCGTGAGGGTAATGGTCTCAAGGAATTTGTTGTGGCCGCCCTGCATGTGCGCGAGTTTTTTGCTGACGTCGACAAGCTGTTTGTAGGCCGGGGATTTCCTAAAGGCGGCGTCGCAGTCCATGTCGCTGGTGAGGCCGTAGGAGAGGCCGATGCCGAAGAGGGCGTCGTCTACGAAGGTGGGACCGGAGATTATGGAGGTTTTCATGATTAGTGACATACCTGCATACGGTCGTCATCATCGACAGATATCTCATACTTTTTGGTGAACTCGTGGTTAAGATTCCAACGACTTATAACGCCTACGCTCAATACGGTAAGAAGGGTCTGTTTCTCGTTTCCTTCCCTGTCTACCGCTATGAGGTCTACGTTGTCTCCAACTTTACGTAAGCGCAGACGTAACACAGGCTTTGGTGCTGTTTCTTCATTGAATACTTCTATTTTCATATCTTAAAACTCCTTTTCTTCAAAAGCTTTGAGCTGTTCAATCAGTTCAACGGCGTCGCCGAGCATACATATATCCTTGAGCCGCGTAGCTTCGGCGTTAATCGCGGCGCGACGGTCGTTGTAGTTTTCCACCGGTGGCGCAGGCGTGAACGCCGGGTAATCGTAAAAATCTATGTAGGAGGGATGTCTATACCGCAAGTCATAGTCAGTCTTAGGCCACTGTATTATCGCGACAAGTTCATCGTATTTCTTTATTGTCGCCTCACCGTTGAGGATAAACTGGCTCTGGTCGTCCTCGCTCCAACGTGTTTTTTCGGCGCGTTTGGCGAGGATGTCGAGCTTGTCGCGCTTTTCCTGAGCGATGCGTTCGATTCTTTCGAGGGTGTATTTACGCTGTTCTCTGTTCATTTTTATATGTCCTTTCTGTATTTAGCTTCTTCTAAGTTCCGCGAGAGCGCGGGTGAGGTCCATGGAGGCGCGTCTTACGGCTCCGGATTCTTTCGGGAAGTGTGAGGAGTCGAGGCCGTCGGCGAGGCTTTCGCCTGTGTAGTAGTCGGTGCAGTCGAGCAAGGTCTCAATTCGGCTCTGTAGTTCGTCCATGATGGCGCTGACTTTGCTGAGGGCTTTGATGTGCATGGTTCAGGCGGTCTTTCCGGTCTGACAGTATCTTCTGATGAAGTAGGCGACGCCTTTTCCCGTGACGCGCGGCGTTACGGCGATGCGGCCCGTGCCGTTTCCGAAGTCTATGACTCTCGTGTGGGACTCAAGGACGCCGAGTTCGAGGGCTTTTTGTGTCGGAACGTGTCTGTTTTCGCCGCTTTTCATGAGGAAGTTTTCGCCATTGGAGTGCAGGAGCGCGAACAGCCGGTCACGTCCTATGTCCAGTCCGTTCTTTTTCAGTTCTTTGGCGAGGTCGCCGATGAGGATTGTGCCGGGGCTGGATTCGAGGCGTTCGGCGAGTTCGACTTTAGGCGCGTTGTGTTTTATTTGGGCTTCGAGGCACAGTTTCTTTTCTACTTCGTCGGCCCACGCGCGGGCGGCGATTACGGGGTCGGTGAAGTCGGGGAGCCGGGCGGGCGTAAGGGCGTAGGAGCCGTTGTGAAGTACCGAGGGGATTACTTCGTCGAATACCCAGCGCTCGAATTTTTCGGCGGCAGGCAGGTTGGAACGGACAATGAGACGAATAACATCGCCTTCCGATATGAAGGTCATTTCAGTTTCGCCCTCCACTGTGCCGTGCTGATTTGTTATTTTTGAGGCTACTCTACGTTTCATGGAGTAGGCACAATGGCGCGCAATAGCATCAAACGGCTTAGAGAAGCCCAGAGCGATTGCTACATCTTTACCACAAAATAACGCTTTGCCCTCTTCGTTGAGGGTGCGGATGTTGCCGAAGTTGCTGTTGTAGAATGTCTGTATTGCGTTGGTCATTTTCTTTTAGTCTCCTTTAATGTGTTTCGGCCCAGTTGGAGCCGATTTTGTATTCGCCGTCCAAAGGACAACGAAAGCCGAAGTATTTTCCCGCGTCCTGAAAGCTCCTGACGGCAATAGCTCCGACCTGTTCTTCTATTCCCTCTCTGACTAAGAGCTGAAATTCGTCGTGAATATGCGCCACTTGCTGGACGTCTCGTGATAGTCCTGCTTCGTTAAGGTAGTCCCACAGCAAACACGTCGCCTTTTTTACCGCGAGGGCCCCCGCCGACTGTAAAAGGGTGTTGAGGGCGCTGTGCTGACTTCTCACAGGTAGAATGCGCTTGTCAATGCCGTAGAGCGTTCCACGGGCTTTTACCGTCTGTTGTACGTCTTTGATAAGGTTGTCGAGAGCTGGGAGGTTCTTCATGAAACGGTTTTTTAGTTCGTTGCCTCGAAGAATCAAAGCGATTGTTGCGTCGTCGCAAGGCTCGCCCTTCTCTTTTAGTCTATTACGCAAAGTCTGAGCACCTTTTGAACACAGATACTCAGCCTGCTCCGTTTCTGTTGGAGGATATATTGTACCTATTTTCAATCCACCAGCGCCATATAGAGTTGCATACACAAAACGTTTCGCAACTTTATTTCGGAAAAATTCATGCTGTGGGTTCTCTTTGTCTCTCTCTGTTCCTTTAGAGACAAGGCCTAGCAGTTGAACATTCATCCAATGAATATCGCCATGTAAGATTACCTGTGCGTAGGCTCCACCGTCGTATCGGGCCATGTAGTGGGCGAGACACCTGAGCTCAAGTCCGCTCGCATCACAACCGAGCAGCCGCCAACCGTCAGGCGCATAGAAAAGAGCTCTGCATTCGTGTCCCCACGGGACGCCGACTGCCGGGACTTGCGCAATGTTTGGGTCATGGTGAGTGCAGCGGCCCGTAACAGCGCCGTTAGTTGTAACTCGTCCATGTATCTTGCATATTTCTGTTCTTCCGTTGTCGCTTTCGATTTCCTCCTTCTCAGCTACTTTTAGCCACGCCTGCCTGCCCTCTCCGATCTGCCCTATTCGCTTCTGAATAAGGAAGTAACGGGCAAGCTGTTTCGCCTCCGGGTAAGGCAGGCTCTGTAATACTTCGTCGTCTATTTTGGGCTTGCCGGTTTCGGAAAATTCCGTTGGCCGCCACTGATATGTCTCTTTTAATCGCTCGGCTATGTCGTCGCGCGAGGCTGGGTTGAAGGCTACAATCTTTGGCCGCCATATTTTTTCTCCTTTCACATAGCCGCGTTTGGCGTTGTTGACCTTCGGGATGAACCAGTCACCTTTGTCCACGGGAGGCCATAGCTCTTGTAGCTTGGTCTTGAGCTCGTCCCGTTCGGCACAGAGCTCGGCGTAAAGGTTTGTAGCCGCCTCATAGTCGAAGGGAAAGCCGTTCAACTCCTGCTGGAAGATAATCTCCTGAAACTGATGTTCTAGGCGGATTGCTTTTTCGCTGTAGTTCATCTGTGAGAAGCGTTCCCATAGGCAGACAGTCACAGTGACATCCTGCTCGCAGTAGGTCTGCATTTCCGGGCTCCACTGCGACCAGTCTGAGGTCTCGCCGAAGGTGTCTTTCTTCTCGGAAAGGCGGTATCCCCATGCCTTGAGGCTGTGTCGGCCTATAAGGTCTTTGGGAATATTACGCATACGCGGATTCCTGAGCCGCGCGAAGTCACGGTCTTTCAAGTCTGGATATATGAGGCGCGACATAACGAGGGTGTCGCGTATCGCGCCTTTGGGGTTCCAGTCAGGATAAAGCTTTTTGAGCGCCGGGAGGTCGAAGCAGATTATGTTATGTCCGATTATGCAATCGGCGTTCTCAAGGATTTTAAGGCCCTCGGCAATGCTGAGATAATTAGGGCTGTTGTCTGTGCAGGAGTACAGGTTGCCAGAGCTTATGTCTTTTATTACGAGGGAGTGCAGGGTCGTTGTGGCGTTGAGCAGGCCGTTAGTTTCAATGTCGAATACGAAGGGCATTAGAACGGCCTCTGTTCGTGGTATATAATCCAGAGCGTCAAGAGCAGGAGAAAGACGAACTCAATCATGGCTAAAAGTCCTTCTCTGCGTCTTCTGACGTCTGCGCTTCTATCTCAGGCGGCGCAGATTTGAAATACTGCTCTCCCGCCGCCACAGGCAGGAGGCGGCCTGTTTCAAGGCTGTAGCTGGCGTATCCCGCTTCACCTGTTATGCCTACAGGTCGGTTTTTGAGGACGAGTATTTTAGCGACGTTGCATTTCTCCGCGTCTGTCTGGTCGCGTGAAAGCGCGATAACGACGTCGGAAAGCTGTTCAAGGCTGGCCGAGCCGCGAAGGTCGGTCAAACGGGGTTCCCTGCCCTCGTTCCATGACTTACCCTGTTCTGGTCGTTTGAGATGTGCCACCGCAAGAATCGTCTTGCCGGTCTCTTCAACGAGGCTGCGGAGTTTTGTCATGAGGACATCAAGCGTCCGACGCTCCCCTTCGCTGATTTCGTTTCCCTCAAGGCCGGATACGACTATTGAGATGTGGTCAAGGATGATTATGTCTACACCGAGGCCGACAAACATGTAACGGATTTTAGATATAAGACTGTCGATGTTGGTACTGCCGAAGTGGTCGTAAAGCTCGAAGCGGCATGGCGTAACGCCGATTGTCCTGTCGAACGCTTCTTTGAGCTTTGCTTCTGTGATGCCTTCTCGGTTAAGGTGCAGAGGTTTGTTGAGGTATATTGACAAATAACGCTCTGCTGTACGCCGCTTGGATTCTTCCAGAGCCATGACGCCGAGATTGATGTTATCTTCGGTAAGCAGTTTATAGCCTATTTCATGCGCTATCGTAGACTTGCCGATGCCTGAGCCTGCGGTAAAAAGCCAGAGCTCGCCTTTACGAATGCCCTGTGTCGCCTTGTTAAGCTCTTCATACTGTATCGTGAGCCCTTTTTCCGGCTCTTTTGTAAGCTCTTCCCACAGGCTGGGGCCGTCGAGTATCCCGTCCGGGCGGTATGTCGGCGCGTTCCAAAGGCAGGAGATAAGTTCTTTGCCGCGCCCCGCTACATGCATGTCTGAGGGGTCTTTCAGCGGCAGTTGAGCAATGGCCGCCCTTCCCGGTGATAGTATCTGAGCGCATTCAGCGGCGGCCTTTCTTCCGGGTGCGTCGTTGTCAAAGCATATGACAACTTTTTCAAAGGCTTCAAGCCACTCGATGTTGTCGCGGAAGGATTGTGCCGCGCTGGTGACGCCGGAAGGTATGCTCACTACAGGCCATTTGTTTTCCTGCAACTGCGATATGGTCATGCAGTCGATTTCGCCCTCGGTAACAACGACACGCTTTGCGTTTGCGTTGCTCCAAAGCGTCTGGCCGAAAAGCTGTAGGCGATCGGTGTCCCCTGTCCATTTGAAGGCTTTCTCCGGCCCTCTCAAATGCTGTGCCTGTAGCTCACCTTTCTTGTCGTAGTAAGGCGCTACATGCCATATTTTATTTTGCCGTGTCTGGCATTTATATCCGAATTTGCGGAGAGTGTCTTCGGTGAGTTTTCTTTTAGTGAGCTTCGGATATTCTGTGAGGTCTTTAATCAACGGTAGTGTCACTTTCTTTTCTCCTTTCGGTTGTTTCCGTTTTTTAGGCTGCGTCTCGTGCTGACATGAGAAGCAGTAGGTATGTCCGTCTGTGTATTCGGCGAGTGCGTCGTGACTGCCGCAATGCGGACATGGAAGGTGTGCGCGAAGTAATTCGCTTTCGTGGGGCATTGCAATGCCTCCTTATTTGCAAAAATAAAGACCCCTGAGCGAAGTCAGGGGCCTATATGAGAGGTGATGCTTATACTTTGTTCATGTCGTTTTTCAGCCATTTCGACACTGAAAAGGACGGACACGCTTTATTGGATACTTCATTATGGCCTATGATTTTGAGCGCCTTATATTTATGTACAAGGCTCGTGACAAGGCTCTTGAGTGTAATCCATTGCGCGTCGGTGAAGTTGTTCTGCGGTTTGCCGTTATCGTCTATACCACCGACCAGACAGATGCCGATGCTGTTTGCGTTGTGTCCTTGTGCGTGGGCTCCGGCCTGTTCGATAGGACGGCCCTCTTCGAGCTTGCCATCACGACGTATAACATAATGGTAGCCTATGCCGAAGAATCCGCGAGCCCTATGCCAACGGTCTATCTCTGCCGCGCCTATGTCCATGCTTGGCTTTGTGGCGGCGCAATGGATAATGATTGTGTCAATGTTTCTTATTTTTTATCAACTCCTTTATTGCCTGTAGGCGTGCCGGTTCCGGCTTTTCGTTTAGCCATTCTTCCGGTATTCGCTTCGAGGCGTAAAGGAAACCGTTTTTACGGCACCAATCGGCATAGGTGGTACGTGATGTCTTTGAGAGATGTGTTGCTGGGTTCTGAAAGACAAAGCGTAGGTCTATGTCGGGGTGCTGTTGTTTTATGGCTATGTGTTTTGTTCTGTCCGCTGGGAGAAAATATCCCTTTGTTTCAATGACTATGCCGTTGGGGAGCACAAAGTCAGGGGTGTAGTGTTTCGGAGCGGCGACGTATTCGATCCGTCCCGGCTCATACTGCGCTGTAATTCCGGCGTCGGCAAGCTGCTGTTGGATGAGCTTTTCAAGACCTGAGCGATATGCCCCCGCCTTGTATTGAAAAGGTCTAGTAGTCACCCTCTTCGCTGTCGTCAGTCGATTCGTCCTCCGTCTCTTCCTTTACGGCGTCGTCTTCGTCGCTGTCGCCAATGAAGCCACCTTCCTGCGGTTTGAAGCCGAAGTCGTCTGCCGTGCGCTGATCGCCACCTGATACAACCGTGATAAGCTGTATTGCCTCTATTCTATGGGAAACGCCTACGCCAACCTGCGGCGTGTAGAAAGGGACAAGCTTAAAAGCTATGGCAATCTCCGAACCTCCCCACACGTCGAGCCCTTCGGGGTCTACGACGCGCCCCATGCTGTCAAAGAGCGGGAGTTTGACAGGCTTGATATTGTCATTTTTATCCTTGCGGACAGCCTTACGCTTGAAATTGAAGAGGGTGTATCCTGTTTCGTTGCCGTCGTCGTCCTCTTCGGGCTTGTAGCTCACGTCGGCCTGCTTGCATTTCTTGCGCTCTGCGGGGGTTTCAAGGCGCTCAAGAGCGTCGTTGTAGGCCGCCTCTGCCTCTGTGTCGATAAGCCTGATAAGCTGCTGTGTACTCTTGTCTTTCGTGGGCAGCTTGAGCTTCACGAAATACTGTCCGTCCTCGTCGTATTCCGTGCTCGGCGCGGTGATAAAGGCCGAGACAGCAATACCGACAGGGGTCACATGCTGCTTGAGCTTACGGATGTCCACATCGTGAAATATGTTTGTGTTCTTCTTTGCCATTCTGTTTCTCCTTTTCTTCCTTTCAGATAGTTAGAGTTCATTCTTGAAATAGTCGTATATCCCTTTGAACGTAGCGTCGTCGTACCTCTTTGCGTCACGCATGAGGTTATCGACCGCGTTGAGTATCGTTGCCGGGGGTATGTCAAAACGACGCGAGAGGATAAGCAGTATCACTCCCGACGCCGCGAGCTGTATGTCCTCTGGGCTGTCCTGTAGTATGTTTAGGATAGACATAGCTGTAGTGGCGACGGCCTTTGGACTGGCGCTGTGAATGTTGGTGTAAATTGAATCTGTAGACTGTGCTATCGGAGGGTTCACCTTCTTTCGGTTGGGTTTATAAATAGCGGCGTCAAGAAAAAAGAAAAAATTTTTATGAAAAATGACGTTGCTATATATCGTTGGTGGAACGTTTTATTTTTTCCGGTGATACCAACAGTTTTTAGAAGGTGATTGTGTCAAGACTTTAACCTTTACACCCATATTGACAACTTACAAAATCCATGCTACACTGCGCTTGTCCAGCGCGGAGGTAAATCTATATATTATTATTAAGAAGATATACTTATTAATATTATTAAGAGAATTTAATATTTACTTAATAAAATAAGAGAGACCTTATATATAACTTTAAGGTCTCTCTTATTATTGTTATAGAGTTATTTAGTGTTTAGGCAAAGAGATATAGAGCCTCTTTTATATCCTCTAGGTTAAGGTCTCCCTCTTTAGGCATTACTGGCGCTTTAACCTGTAGCTCGCTAGGTAACTGCTCTACTAGGTGATGGGTTATTGTTTCCAGTGGCTTGTTTTCTGCATATAACCGATAGAAGCAGTCACGAATGATTTTCGCAAACTCTTCGGTCTTCCCGGCGTGAGTACCGAGGCTGTCGTGTATAAGGGCGAAGCTGTTCATCCCCGCCTTCCGAGCAGCACACACGCTGAACATGAGGTGTGATGCGTCAAGCGAGTGCACGAAGTTGGGCGCAATGCCGCTGACCTGTCGTGTGGGATTGATGGTGCGTGCGTCTATACTTTGGAAAGTTACCTTATCTTCATCACTCCCTGTTTTCCAGACAGGGAGATTATTTTTTAATATGATGGAGCCGCCCGTCATGATTTTCACACGTTTTCCCTCCACACTATAGTAACTTTGCTGCACGTAGAAGCCTGTCGGAGTCTGCCATGTTATGGGGAGCGATTGTGTCGAGAAGAGGTTTGCAAGTCTTTGTAGATAGCTCATGCCTTCCCTAGCCGCCTGTACGACCAGCGGTATAGCCTCCCATACGCGCTTTGCCACGTACTTTGTGATGGCCGTTTTCTGTGCGCGCTCGGTGATTCCAAGAGCCGCGAGCTTCGGGAGCAGTTCTGCGGAAATGTACTCCGAGCAGGATTGAAATTTGCTCCCGTAAGGCAGTGTCATGACGGCGCGTTTTACCGTCTTGCGATCGATCATCTTATGTGCTAGGACCAGCGTCGCGTACTCCCCTACTTCGGCGTCGGCTACATCTTTTTCAATAAGCCCCAGCGTCGCCTTCGCAACGTCTCCGTATATGTCGTTTTTCCCGCTTGTGCCGGGGACGCGCTTTACGTTGGTCGCTATAGCTCCTACCTCGTCTCTCAGCATGGCGCTGTAGTGCTGTATGCCTGAACAGGAACCGTCCAGAGCGACGGCACAATGGGACTTATAGCTGTTGCCCTCGCGTTTGTATCCTGCCCACTCAAAACAGGCGGCCAAAAAGCAGAAGGGCTCTGATACGTCCTTATGCGCCCACTTGTCGGTGTTGTCCAGAGGATGATAGGCGCATTCCAGTATCCATCCTTCGTTCTCCTGCACCCATTTTACGCGATCCTCGAAGCTCACTTTATCGTTGCCGTAGGTGTTGGCGAGATGTATGGCGAGCCATTTCGCGCCATGCTCCCCCAGTTCAACGCCGTCCGCAAACTGCAAGATGCCTTTCTGCCAGTCTGTGCCTTGCGGGTGCAGGATGCCGCAGGGGTAGAGTCGTCCCCGGAAGTCGGTCTGGTAGACGTAGTAAAAGCGTTCGTCGGACTCAAGAATACGGGCGACGTCGAGGCCGTATTTGAGGTCTAAGCGACGTGACTTCATGGAATTGTTCTTGCGATACACCTCTGCGGCGTCGGCCTTCCAGTCGCGAAGATACGGGTTTTTGTTTGGCTCTATCTCTGCTTCAATGTTGATTTTCTCACCTTTCGCTTTACGTTTTAAGAGTTGCGCGCGGAGTTTGTCTTTTTTCGCCTGTTCAGGGTCGGCAAAGCAGGTGTGGTCAGCGTCTACAGGCTTGCCGCACTTCGGGCATACCGGCAACGGGAGGTCTTCGGCGCTCGGCAGTCCGGCAATGGGGCGGCCATCTTCGATTAGCTCCTTGAGCACTTCGTAAACAGGCCAGTTGATACGCCATGCCGTGTGTTGTGCGGCATTAATCGCTGGAAATACTACCTTCGCCAGTTCTTCCGAGTGGTTGAGCATTTCTTCCTGATATCCCTTGCTCCAATTTTTTATGAGCTTTTTCTGTCCGACGACACGTGTCCAGAAGCCGCCGCACTGTGTCGTCGTCCAGTCGCGGGGAGGCACGGGCAGAGGCAGGTAGTAACCGCCGTAGAGCCCGATGCGGGCCTGCGTATCACTGATGAATTCTTCAAAAGTCTCTGAGGTGTGCAGGCGCTTTGGTGTGTCGTGCTTAAACGTGTCGTTTTTTTGCACAAATAACCCTGTGGTCACACATATGATGTCCATGTAGGTCTGGCCTAGCCAGCGCGAGAAAGAGTCTTTACCTTTCGGCCAGTTTTCCCACACAAGTTCAGGGCGTTCAACCTTGTCGCCGTACTTGCCAGACGCTAGTCTGTCCATAGCCACGGTCAACACCTTCGTTATGTGCTCAGTGTTCTTGCCACTTTTATGTTGCTGTTCGAGGATACGGTCAAAAAGGCTTTCCGCGTGCGTCGCATAGTGCCTCCATCGGGCTTCGGTTTCACAGGCCCCCGCGATGCGCTCTATTACCGTGGTCACGTTGTCATGCTTTACGGCGCAGTCAATCATGTTTGTAAATGCAATGGCGACAAACTCAAGCCACGGCAGGGAGGCAAGCAGCTCTATATACTGTTTATCCCTTGTGGCTGTCTTTGCTTCGAGCTTATTTAACAATGCCATTACGCCTTCAATCGCAAGTGGTAGGTATTGCACGGCGAGATAACGGCTGGCTTGCTGTTCGGAGACATTGCTTCCATGTACTTTACCTTCTCTGCCATGACCGCCTTTTGTTTTAGCCATCGCCGAGTTCCAGTCGTCTTCGAGGTCGAGCTGCCATTGTGTACGGATTGTTTGCTCTCGCTCGATGAGGGCACGGAGTTCGGTTTCAGAATAGGGGAAGTTTTCAGTGGCGCAGTTGAGTAATTCGGTGAGGGATACGGGTAATGTGTTCTGCATTTTTCTCGTCCTTTCGACGAGAAAAGTGCTCTATTAGGAAGTTTACTTTTTACACATGGGTAATTTATAGTGAATGGTTTACAGAAGTGATTGACATTAAAGTAGAGTAAATTTATGCCTTTTTGGGCGGTGATAGTCCTACTTTAAGGGATATTACAGGCGAATTAGATAACTATTTGTATAGACTGCAAATCCTTTATCCCCAGTTCGAGTCTGGGTGCCGCCTCCATATGTTGTA